CACAAGAAGAACATAATAATAAAATAAAAAAATATACTATTTTCATACTACGAAAATAGTATTCTGTTATTAATTAATTATAAACTAAATGTTATGGAAATACAAAATTTAGAATCACCTGTATTAGTTACAGTTGATGAAGTAAACAAAGAAGTAGTAACTACTATTACTCCTTTTACAAATGATTTAGATTTAGGCTCTATGCAGAAAGCAGTAGGAGGTTATATAGAAATTCTAAAATCTANATGTGGAAAATATGATATTGTGGTTAACGAAGAAGGCCGGTTAAGAAACTTTCTTCATAATGATATAGCCACTGGGCTATCTGGCAGAGAATATATAGTAGGTAATGCTATTATAGTACCTGTTGGTTTAATAGATTAAATTATGAAAATAATACATTGGACAATTAAAATTACTCTAGAAAATGGAGAAACAGAATTTTTATCAGATGCTCCTGATTGGGTAGCAAAAACCTGTAGATGAATATTTAAATGCTTTTAGAAAGTACTTATGAAGAAAATAGAGCAGATAGTCAAATTAATATTATGAAAGATGAACAAAATAGAGGACCAGAATAAACTAATAGCAGAATTTATGGGGTATCAATTAAAAGGAAGAAAGCTTAGTGATGAAATGATATACGACACATCATGGGATTGGCTGATGCCTGTGGTGGAGAAGATTGAAGAGCATGGCTATGATGTTATTATAAGAAAAGATAATGTTGAGATAATGTGCGAAAATGTAAGAGATATTGAATGTTTTAATACAGGTAAGCATATAACAACATACCAAGCAGTAGTAGAATTTATAAAACGATATAATGAAACTAAATAAAGTTACTAGAAAAACCTTTACTATTAGAGAGTCTCTTAGAAGTAGTGATTACATTACTCCTAGCTTTGGCTATGGTTGTTTATACAACTGTAGTTATTGTTATATGAAGCGTCATAAGCCTGAAGGCTTAGATGTGGCAAAAAACATTGGAGACATACTTACAGAGGTTAATGAGCATGCATATTTTTATGCTAATGTAAAAAAACCTAATCAGACACATAGTACATATATGACATACGATATTAGCTGTAACGAAGACTTTGCTCTTCATGCTAAGTATTATGATTGGCAACGAATATTTCAATTTTTTGTAGACCATCCTATAGCTATGGGAACATTTGCTACAAAATATGTAAATCCTAATCTACTTGATTTTAACCCGCAAGGTAAAGTACGAATTAGATTTAGTCTTATGCCACAGCATATGTCATCTATACATGAGCCTGGTACTACTAAAATTATAGATAGAATAAAAGCTATCAATGTTTTTATAGAAGCAGGATATGATGTACATGTTAACTACAGTCCTATCATAGTATATGATGGATGGCTAAAGGATTATGAATTTATATTTCATATGATGAACGATTATGTAGAATATAAAGAAGGCGTATTAGCTGAATGTATATTTCTTACTCATAATCAAAAACGTCATGATTATAATTTAGTATATAATCCTAAAGCTGAAGATGATTTATGGACTCCTGAGATTCAGGAACATAAAACTTCTCAATACGGAGGTAAAAACTTAAGATATAAGATACCTCTAAAAAGACAATATATTAATCAATTTAAGGAGTTACATAATAAAATAATTCCTTGGAATAAAATTAGATACATATTTTAAAATAGAACTTATGGCAATGATAAAATTAACAAAACAAAGAGCAGCAGGAGAAAAAACTATTTATGTAAATACAGATTATATTCAAGCAGTTCGTCAGCATCCAAATGTTAGAGTAGGCCCCAGTGCCTACTATGGTAGATATGATGGATGGGGCTACAAGATATCAAGTTATGGAAACTGTTGATACAGTAATAGAAATGATAAAAGGAAAAGATCCTTTTGATACTTAAATATAANAGTATGAAATTAAATAAAGAATATTGGATAGATCAGCTGGGAGAAGGATGGACATCTAAAGCTTAGAGATACTCTAAGAGACCCTTATATGAAAAAGCTTATGAATTTCTTATCTACAGAATATGCTATGAATACAGTGTATCCTAAAAGAGAAAATCTTTTTAAAGCTTTTAAAGATTGTCCTTGGGACAAACTTAAAGTAGTAATAGTATGTAAAGAGCCTTATCCTGATGGTAATGCTAATGGCCTTGCTTTAGGTAATAATTATAATTCTACATTTTTATCTAGTCAATTATTAGAATTATTTGATATTGTAGAGAAAGAATATTATGATGGCCTCTGTTTAGAGTGGGATTTTACTTTAGAAAATTGGGCTAACCAAGGAATATTAATGTTAAACACAGCGCTTTCTGTTAGAGAAAATCGTCCAGGAAGTCATAGTAAGCCGTGGAAAAAGTTTATTTTAGCAACAATTAATGCTATAAATGATTATCAACCAGGTACTGTATTTATTCTTTGGGATAGACATTCTAAAGTATTATTACCTTATGTAAAAGATAAACATCATGTATTATTCTATAAAGGTAATCATGAAACATTAATTAATACTAATCAAATTTTACACAAAAAATATGGAGACATCATTCACTGGTAAAACAAGTTTAACTTACAGAAGAAAAAATACTTTTAAAGAGGCTATGTTAGCTAATAAGCCTTTAAAAGAGATTATAGAAATGTTAGAACTTGATGAAACATTTGCTAGAGAAGTTTATGTAGAAATTATGTTTCAGTTTCCTAAAGAAATTGAAAGAGCTCGAGAGCAAAATAAAATAGTTACTATATTTTCTAGCAATCCTCCGTATTATTATAAAGAAACAAAAGAAATGGATATTGGTGAATTACCAGTATACAAATTTGAAGAATTATCTAAAACTGAAATAATATTTTATAAAATGAATAAATTAACAAAATTTAAAATAGATGTACTGCTTCATATGAATGCAGTAGTAATGACTAACTTAGGTACTGATAGTACTAAAGAAGAAATAGCATATGTTCAACGATTAAAAAGAGAAAACAATAAGAAAATTAGAGAAATTAGTCCTGAATTTTATAAAACTATAAATGACGGGGAAAAATAACTAGGTAGATTTCTTAGTTTTTATTTGATAAATTTTGTACTAAGGCGGTGAGGACCGTAATCGTGATCTACCACTTAAAAGGGCAACCATTACAGTTGCCCTTTTGTTTTTATATTTTCCACTTATAGAGCTTTAATCTATACTCTTTTCTGAATAGTAACATATTCTTTACGAAAAGAATGCTTTTCAAACTTTAGGAAAATATGCTCTTGAAAAAAAATTTGACGTTGGCTAATCATTATTTTCTCTTTGTAAAATATTTTTAGTAAAGCCATCAGTGTTACCTATTGGTGTATATTCCCACCAATCTTTTTCTTCTTCATCTTCTTTTCTAAGTAAATCATATGTTGAACTTCCTATAATATTTTTAATATAGTCATTCTTTGTTTTAGGAAATTGTAATTCATAAATATTTTTAATAGGAGTTCGTTTGAACCACCATTTACCTCCTCTAGTCCAATCTTCATATTGTCCTCTAGAAATTATATCATCATCTCCAAAAGCAAATGCAGTAGTAATTTCACTTATTTCTTTAATAGCTCTTGCTGCTACTACAGGTTCTTCTATCATTTCTACAAATTCTCTTACACTAAAGAAAGACCTTGTTTCAAGTAATATTCTGTTTAATTGATAAGCAGTAAATTGCCAAGTATAATCTTCTTCTTCTTCATCTCCTTCAGCTTTTATATTTGCCATAGCTGCTATTACTGCTACCATATTCATAAATAATAAATCTAAGATAAACTTTTTAGCTCCTCTAAGTTCTCCTGCAGAAGGTTCTTTAGCAGATAGTAATCCTATTCTTTTATTTAATGCAGTATTTGCAATCATATTTTTAGTAACGTTTAAAAAAGACCTATAATACCCTTCTTCCCATTCTCCAGTTTCATAGTTCATTCCTCCTTTTTTAAATCTATTATCTAAACCTGATAATACCCAGCCTCTGTGCATTAATATAAAAGATCCCCACCATTTTCTAGCAACATTAGATTTATCTTCAGGACTTAACGTACCGTCTAAAATATGATTTACATGATTAACAGTATTGTCTGCTGTATTTAAAACTTTATCAGTAACTTTATCTTTAAATTCAGGCTTTACTTCTATTTTACCATCTTTAACTTCTAATGCATTGTATAAACTTTTATCTCTTAGAGCTTTCCATTCTGCATTTTCTTTTCCTGAAACTTGTTGTTTGATTCCTGTACGAACACTATCTACATCTTTTCCTTCTTCTTTAGCTTTAAGCTCTAAAAATGTTTTATAATTTACAAAATTTCCTTTATATAATCTAATGTTGTCATATATTGCTAAAGTAGTTCTACCTTTCATACCATAATCTGCCATCATATAATTAGAGTAAAATACTTGCTCATTTAATAATGTTCTAGCAGCTCTAGACATATTAGTATTTTTTATAATTCTGTCAAGCTCAATAACACCACTCTGTTCTAATAGTAAGTGCATTTTATTTTTTTGCTTACTTGACTTTGATGCTATTACTTCTCCTATATTTTTAGCATATTCTGCAGCTGCCCAATTACTACTAGAATTAGTAGTGTATAATCCTATTTGATCTTCTAGAGCTTTATCTATACTACCTTTAAAAAATCCTGCAGTAGAAGTACTAATATTAAATGCTAAGTTTGTAGTTCTAAAATAAGAAGCTATATTTTCTGATAATTTAGTAACATTATATTCTTTTCCTCCTACTTTAATTCTTGCTGCTTTTTTAGTTACTCCTAAAATTAATTTTTCTATTTCATTTTTTAAAGCTTCATACTCTTTAGTTTCTGCACCTTTTTTCCTTTCATCTTTTAATGTATAATCTCTTTCATGTAAAGCGGCTCTTACTGATTCCATGTCTCCAGAAATCTTATTCATTTGTTTAAAATTCTCAGCCATTTCAGCATACCTAGTATATACAGAAGATATATCTTCTGATAAATCTTTCATATTATCTAACTGCCTATTAAAATGGATAGGAATAATTTTACTTCCTAAAGAACCTGTTTGTCCGAACATAGTTTCATCTTCTTCTACTACTCCTATTTCTTTTATAACTTGTCCTAAGTTTCTTTTTATATCTTTAAAAGATACTCTTTCTGCAAAAGTTTTTCTAACTTGTGGTATTAAATATTTATTCTTCTCAGTTCTTAAGTATCTAGGTAACTTATTTAGAGCTTCTACTTTAGTTTTAATTAATTCTTCATAAAAAGCAAGCATTTCTGGATTTGCTTTAATTTTAGCATATGCAGCATTTTTATACATTTCTGAAGGAACAGTTTTAGTAACA